GTCCTGATAGTCGCCGATGCCCTCTTTCCAATCGTTCGCCTGGTCGACGAGGTACTCTACATCGCCTACAGTATAAGCTCCGGTCTCCTCGTTAAAAGGCAGGCTGCCGACTGAGAAAAAATCAGCCTCAAAGCTGGGACTCCACTGACCATCCTGCCACACCTTCATCGTGATCGCCTTGGTCGCCTTGCCGTCTGTAAACTTCGTCATTTTCATGTCCTCCTTTTATTCTGCCGGGGATTAGCCGCACCGGCTCGGTTGTCTCTAATTTTGCTTGGCTCACATGCCGTAGGCCTTGCGGATCGCCGCCATCTGGTCGGCGGTGAAGTTGCGCTCACGGCCCAGGGTGCCAGTCCGGTAGAGGTTGCGGCTGTCTTCCGGAGTGGCGAGCTTCGCGATGAACAGGTTGGCGATCTCGGCGACGGCTTCGGCCTCGGTCTCAACCGACTTGCACCAAGACTTGTGATTGCCGTTGAACTTGTAGCCCATGCCTTTGAGGGCGTCCTCCACGTCGTAGCATTCGCAGATCTCAACAAAGTATCCGTCGTTCGCGAGCTTCCCGTTGACTGCTCCCATGCGCTCGGTGATATCAATCTTCATTGCCGTGCCCTCCTTGTTTTAGTACCTCATTTGGTACGATTTCATTTTACTACTTTTGCGTAGCATTGTCAATAGGTGAAACGCATTTTTATAAACTTTTTTTCAAACAAAAAAGGGGCGCGGTGTTACCCGCGCCCGTGTCTCCGTTTTTCTGCCCGTAAATGGATTGTCCGAATCCTGTGGTTGATATAGCCTTCGGTTTCGTTCTCCAGCATCCGTTGCGCCTTGGCTGCGTCAAGCCGCGCTTTATATGCCTGATAGTCCCCGCAGGTGTCGTGGCAAGCCGTGTGCCGCCGCGGACAATCCTTGCAGGGCGAGGAAATCACGGCTCTTGCCCTCCGTCCTCTTCGGGCGGGTGGGCTTCATCGTGCACCACAATGGTGTCGCCGCTTTCGCGTGCCGCGTCAATCATGCCCTCGCCGAAGATATAGGCAATGAGGCTACCGGCGGACATGATGAGTGCGCCGATCTGTGCGGCCTGCTGCTCCGTCTGGCCGAAGTAGACGAGCAAGCCCGTCACAAAGCCGACGAGGGCGACCCACAGTTTCCGGCTTGTCAGTTTCCGAATGATGTCTTCGCGTGTCATTTCTCATTGCTCCTTTCATCGGTCGATCAGATAGTCATTGATGCCCTTTTGGGCGTTTTCCAGTTCGTCGGTGTTGCCATTGTGCAATGCGTGGTTCAGCAGGGCCAGCACGCCGCGGTTGATGGCCTTGATGCCGGTATCCGTGCCGTCGGCTCTCTTGGCAAGGCTTTCTATCTGCCGCGTGTGGCTGTCAATCGTGGCCTTGTCGTTACTAAGCTTTTGGTCGATTGCCTGAAAGCGCGGTTCCAGCTTTTCCAGAACCTTTGCGCTGATTTCCTCGGCAAGCTTGTCCTCCGGCTCTTTCTTGCGTCGCTGCGCGTTGCGAAAGACGGTCAGCACCTTGTCACCCAGAACGATCAGGGCGCAGATGCCAACCAGCACGGTCAGGAACGTCCAGAGCGTGCCGGGGGTAATGCCCTCTATAGGCTGTAGCGTCTGCATTTAGCCCACCCCCAGAGCGCTCACCAGCGCGTCCCTGAGCCATTCCGCGGCGTTGCGCGGAAGGGTCAGTGTGATTGTGTCACCCGTGGCCGGAAGCGTCACAGGGGTCAAATCCGTGGGCGTGGTGACGGGCTGCGCGGGGGCAGGCGTCAGGTACTTGTTCATCATGTACCCGCTGCGCCCGTCGTAGTCCACCCGTGACCATTCCAGGTCATAGTCGGCGCCCTGTACGATGGCACCGCTCGGCACTTTGGCAATTATCGCGTCATTGGTGGACGGCTTTTCGCGCAGTCGCACGGTTTCACCTTCGGGGCAGTTGACCATCATTGTCTGCATTGGCTGATCCTCCTTTGTGTAGGCTACGGCTTTCAGAAAACCAACCGCGCCCCATTTGCTTATCTTTGTGCGGGTGAACCCTGCGCTTGTGCTTTGCGCATTCAGCACATATTTCCCCGTCTCGTCCACCAGGCCGATGTGGTAATAGTCGTTTCTGTCAGGGCTGTCCCGGTATTTGTCCGGTAGGTTGTACCCATCCTGACCTGGGCGATGGAGCTTGAAAGCAGCCATGCCAGGAGCGGCGGAAGAAATGGGCTGCAAGGCTTCACAATAATTGCGGGCTATGCTGTTGCTGCCATGGGCGATGCTCTTGCCGAACTGGCGGAACGCCCAGACAAAAGCGCCGGAACAGTCTACGCACCCAGTTTCGGCTGCGCCCCATTCATATCGCCAATGTTCGCGGTACATACGCTGAAACATGGCGATTAAGTTCGCGCACTGGATCAAGGCCATTTCTGCCGCCTCCTGTCATGGTGAGTTAAAGTGTTATTTAAGTTTATTTTCGCAATAGTCCCTAAACGGACACCATGTGCAAGCGAATGATCGCGCAGGGCAATCCGTGTCGGGACTATCTATTGTAAGGGGAGATACTCCTTCTCCGATCATTGCACATCACCACCTTTGTTAAGTTCCTATTTTAGTCATTCGCTATAAGCAACAGTCGGCACAATCTGCCGAATCACATCTGCCATCTGCGGATATAAGAAATAATGTCCTGCCGCATTTGGATGTACTCTGTTTGTCGGGGCTTGCTCAGACCACAAATCAGCTTGCGTATCATCCCACGGGCGAAGGCCAGACCGATAATACATATCTACAAATACAAATCCGGCTTTTTCACAGCACTCTTTGAGCATTCCGATATATTGTAGCATCCTGTTATTTGCTACGCTCGGTGCGTAAATCTGCCACGGACAGGGCCCGATAATAAGCACCTTGGCAAGCGGCGCTTTCGTTTTAATCACATTAAACGCATAATTGATCCTGCCACCAATAGTATCAGGGCTTGTGCTATCTGACGGGTCGAACAAATCGTCAGATGTCCCTAAATCCCAAACGGAACTATCACAATCATTGCCAGAGCCGAATACAGTCAGCAATCCGCTGAACCCGGACGGAAGTTTTGTGTTTATCCTGTCCCCAAAGTACCATGTGCCGCCAGAAGCGGCTTTCTTATATCCTCGTCCGCTGACCGCCTGATTTTTTAGCGAAAGGTGTAGTTCGGAAGCAACATAATCGCACCATTTTGAAACACCTTCGGCAGGAGCGCTCCAAGAATCACCGAAAAGATACCATGAAATCGGTATAGGTTCTTGTCCAGCCGTAACACCAGTAGCAAGAAATGCCGACATACTGCTGTAACTGTTAAGGTAAAGCGTACCGTTTACAGGTATGCTAATTTCTTTCGTTTCCCAAGACGTTGAAACAGTAGTTTCGGGGTAATATTCTACAACATTATCGTCTGAATCCTTCAGCACATACATCTTCAATGACGCGCCATGATTGGAAATAAGTTTATAATGCTCGCCTTCCTGTACTGCGATTGACGCATATGAACAACTGCTATGTTCAACAACAGTCCCATTTGTTCCCATGTAATGTCCAGAAATAGGGGACAGCGTTTCTTCTGTGTATTCATAGCGGAACGCTGATTGCAGCATCGGAGACAGCCCCTCCAATCCGATGCCATTGGCAAGCGTATTTGCAGAACTTATAACGGTTGGGGTGATTTCGGCTAAATTTTCACGCGCTACTATATCAACAGCGGTTGTGCCACCCTCGATATAATCAAGTAGCGTGTCACCAGAGTTTAGTTGCAACCTATAAACTGCGTTATTGCACTCCTGCCCATTACGGATTGTAAACAACATTCCAAACTCAGTGTCTTGAACAAATGGCGTAGCGATGTTTAGCGCTGTTGTGGCACCATTAAGCCGTACTTTATTGATCGGGCCTGTCCCGCTGACAAGGATTAGATTGTAAATATACTGTCCTGCCGGGATGTTTACCTCACTGCTACTTGTTGCGCCACGGATCTTGGCATAAAAATTGCCTGTAGCAGTACCGTTTACTTTAATAGTTGATTTATCAATTATTTCAATTGATAGACCTACGCTTTCATATGTTTCTCCAACATTACCTGTCCACCACCACAGGTTGTCTGTTTCCTGTGTAATTGCGCTCTTTAAATCACTAACATCATTCCCAAGCGCCACAGCCGCCGCGTCCGTCCCCGTCCACGTTCCCGCCGGGTGCGCTGCGGTAAACCT